CACGTGGGCTGGACCACTCGCGTTGCGAAAATGGATAACAAAGTCACTGAGAACATAGCTTTTCGGGACTTTATGGATGAATATCATATTCCCTATCCACAATCGCACCGATGGGTGGTCAAGAATATCCATGCTGGTTTTCGATCATGTGCCAAGTATGATCGCCCTCAGCCAACTTAAGAAGGCATGGGCTTTGGCTTGCACCTGGGCGAGAACCCACTTTGGCCCCTATGTTCGAGGGAGTAAAATCATCGAGCAAGAGGAGGCTATAGGGGAACTGGAGAAAACCAGTTCAGCAGGATTCCCGTGGAACCTTCAGTTTCATACAAAAGCTGAAATGTTGGCCACTGAGTGTAAATCGGTGATTGATTGGTATTGGAACGAATTGGTGGCGACCGAAACGTCGTATCACCCGATTTGGACTTGTACGCAGAAGGTCGAGATGCGTCCGATCGAGAAGCTGCAAGCCAATAGTATTCGAACCTTTACGGCTTCACCCATAGAGCACACAGTGGCACTCACACGTTTGTGCCTTCACTTCAACAATCTGTTCTATGATGCTGATCGTACTTGGTCGTTTGTGGGGCGTACCAAGTTCGCTCGTGGTTGGCATCACTTGATCGAGCGGTTAAGGCGTTTTCCGCTCGGTTGGGACTTCGACGCTAGTAGTTGGGACTCTAGCGTGTTTGAACAAGCATTGTTGGACCAAATGGAGTTTCGTTGGGAGAGTCTGGAATCTCAGTATAAAACACCAGAGACTCGTACTCGTCTTGAGCGATTGTATCAGGAGATCATTCACTCCTACATCGTTCTTGAGAATGGCGAGCTGGTGCAGAAGCATACCGGAAATCCCAGCGGCTCCGCAAATACCATCGTTGATAATACGATGGTGTTGTACCGTGTGCTAGCTTACTGCTGGATAAGAGCGTGTCCAGAAGAGCTATGCAATTATCCCTCATACCATGAAAATGTTGAAGGATCGCTGAACGGAGATGATAATACTCTTACCCGTTCTGAGGATGTGGCGTCCTTTTTCAACGCAGAGAATATTATCAAGTTCTCTGCTGAGCTGGGAGTAGTAATGAGTACTCCGAATGAAAAACCTCTCCCCGCAGAGCAGCTCAGTTTTCTCTCAC